CCATATTAACTAAATAGTTTTTCTTTTACAATTTTAAGTGCTTGATCGTCTAGTTTGTTGTCAGTTCTAGCAACATATGCTTCTAATAGGTCTACTACTAGCTTCTTAACTGAATCTGACTTCAAGAAGGCGAAAAGAATGGGCTTGATTAATACGATCATTGTTTTAGGGGGCATTTATTAGGTTTATGCCAAGGTTTATACCAAGGCTTTGGTGGTTCTTTACATTCAAGAACCTTTTTCTCTGCTTTTTTAAATGCAGTAATAGGAATTACATCACTACACAAATGGTAAACACGTGAACCAGGAAGTAACATAAAGCCTTTCTGTTGAAGTTTTGCACAGTTATCGATCCGTACAAGTTCATAGTTAAGCTTCATCTTCTCTTCCTGACGTGCTGCCATCTGTCTGCACTGTTCTAATCCTCTTTTATCAAGAGGCACCATAAAATTTACTTGGAATCCCCAGTTTTCTGCTACAGTGTAGCTCTGTTGACTCATTTCATCATCAAATGGTGTAGTATGGTTCCCCATATAGAATGGGGAGAACGTCATTGTTGATCCGTTACAACTTATGTTTGGTCCGTATACCTGACGCGAAGGGGCTCCGTTATTTTGGAACTGGACGGCTTGATTTGTAACGTTTCCTGTAGCCGCTGCCACAGGGTTTGAAGTATTGTTGGTTTCTCCCTCTTCAGCATATGCTGGAACTCCTATTGCGAGAATACTGATAATGATACTGTAGTAGAAGTAGTGTCGATTTCTCTTTCTATTTCTGTTACTGACAGTACTTGGCTGGCTGCTCTTGTTGTTATTTCTAACGTAAAGGGATCGCCAACCGTATGAATTGTAAAGACGGAATCTGAATCTACTATTCCTCCAGATGTTGCTGAAGTATGAGTAATATTGTTTCCATCCCATGTGTTCAAAGCTGACCCGTAGGTTGTGGTGGTTATCTCCTCCACGATTTCTTGAGTCGTTGTTGTTGTCGAGTTCATCGACCCCTGTGTGAATTGCGGGGTGACTAACTCTGCTCTTGCTACCGTGGGTGAGGCCAGTAGGAAGAGTAAAAGCCATTTCTTCATTCTTCCTTTTTCTTAATCATTGGGCAGTTTACAGGTGAACTACTTTTACCATTCTTATTTCCAGTGGTCAAGCCGAATGTCGCAAGTGCTCCTGTAAATACACTAGCAACGAACGTGATATCTGAGTTACCAGATTTCTTAACCACTGGGATTTCAATATAATTTAAAGTTATTATGAATCCACTCCAGACAACTACGCCAAGTCGGACGAATGTTCCTAGAATCTGGATTTGGGCTTCTTGGTCCTCTATACCTTCTTTGAGTTTTCCGAGGAGTCCTTTTTTTTCTTCCGGTTTTCTTTCCATTTGTTAACTTTAGCTTGTAATTGTTTCTGTACTTTCTTCTTAATAGGTTCAAATAAAGATTGAGTAATAGTAGTTGTTGTCACTGCTATGACAGCTGTTGTCACTGCTGTTACCACTACCGCTGTTTCAGGTATTGGCATTTTAATATCCAATACAGGAATCTTTAAAGTAGGAGCTTCAGGCTCTTCTGTTGTTTCTTCCGCCTCAGTCTCTTCAGGACGCTCCAAATCGGCTGGGGGTACGATCATAGGTTTATAGGCGGGAACGTCCGCTGTAGGCGGTCTGAAGTGTATCTGAGGGATATCTAGTGCCTTGGGTATCCTAGCACTAGGTATCTTTATCATCCGATTGCTGTAATTCCAAGTGTGGGTTGAGCAAATACATCTGCACTACTTAATGGACCAAAGTTTTCAGCTTCATGGATATCACCTCTATAGGTAGATGCATCTAAAGATCGCCACATCATCTTCAAGGTTTTAGCCGAACCCCAGCTTGCTTGTCTTCCAGTGTTAGTGCTAGCAGATCCACCAATATTTATCGCCCATTTGAAGACGACTCTATTACAATGATAATAATGTCCTCTAGTAGAAGAGGCTGAATAAGCAACTGGGTCAGTACCTACATATAACCAGTAATTTAGTATCGGGTCGTTACCATCATGTCCTATCTGGAATGAATACTCATATATAACTTGTGTTGTCCCTGTTGGTGGAGTGTAACTAATTTCACTTCCATTCATTAACACTTCACTAGCTGTTCCTGTTTGTTTAGCAGTTACATTTAAGATTGTATGGTTACCATCTTGTAAAGCGATAACTGAACCATCACAGGGGGTATAGAACTGTTCTAATACTATTCGTTGGCAACCATTCTGTTTGGTAGCGATAAGATCAGCACCAACAGTTACATTACCAGCACTAGTTAAAGCTAAGTTAGCTGTACCTGAATTACTCCCATGAGTAATGCTTGTTGTTTTTAGTGTACTCATTACGCTGCTCCTATTGCTGTGATTCCGATAGAGGGTTTAGTAACGAAATCAGTTACATCTGCACCATCCCAATATCTAATTTGATGAGCGAAACTATCATTACCAGAACTATAATCTCTAAGTTGCCATTTAATTTCTTTTCCAGAAGTCCATGAAGCAACACGACCAGTAGCGGCAACTGCACTACCTCCTATATTGAAACCCCATCTATAATTACAAGAGGTGTTACCATTTCCTGGTACTTGTTCTAATTTTCTAGCATCTGTTACTTCAACTCCTGCAAGCATAAGTTTTATATGAGTGAAACAAGGATCATCATGCCCTAACATAACATACTGAAAGTCATAAATAACTTGAGTCGTACCTGTTGGAGGTGTATAAGTAATAACTGATCCAGTTAAATCTGTATAACTTTCTGGAGTATCTAGAGCTGACGTCACGTTTTGAACAGTAATATCACCTTGACTTGTAGTGATAGTTGAACCATCGCAGGGAGTATAGAACTGTTCTAATACTTGAATTGAAGAAGGATAAGTACTTGTTTTTACTACACCATTACTAGCATCATCAGGTAAAGTAAGTGTTCTATCTGCACCACCTGCTGTACTAGCAGGAGCATCTATTGATACGCTCCCCGATGAGGAGCCGTTTAGTTTTAATGTCATCCTGCTACCTCCATTACTGTCAAGGTAGAAATACAATTACCATTTGCCTGTGTAGTTCCTAAAGTATTGGCTCTATTTAAGTAACCTGTGTAACTTCCTAGAATCATCCATTGGATTTTAAAAGTTATCTCACTTGTAGTAGAAGGTGAATGGATTCCTGTAAATTGAGTCGGTGTGTAATTATAATTATCCGCCTTGCTCGTTGCATAAAGGTTACCAAAATGAGTATCTACTTGACTACCAGTAATGTCTGTGTTTGTTAGATCAGATAAAGCCGAGGTTGTTCCTCCTATTTCTTTAACAACTCTTGCAAAGCAATAGTTATTTATAGAGTCAAATGCTAAACAAGCAGAAATATATATTTTTGAGCTACTAGCTCTAGGTGTTATAGCAACTGCAAGTCCTGTTATATCAGTATAAGTATTTATAGAACTACAAGTTTGATTTGCTTTTTGTTCAACTGTTTTTACTTGAAGTATATCAGGACGAGCTGTTGTAGCTAATGTATCTCTGTCGATACACCCGTCTGGTAATCCGCCTACAGAGATTCCTGTGACGGTACCACTTCCATTTATTACTATAGGCATTATACTATTGTCCAGGTTTCACCATCACCTACAGTAACCGTGACCGATGAATTTATAGTCACGGGACCAAAGGTTCCAGCGTTGTAATTGTTTGTTATGGTGTAATTCTGAGTTACGGTTTGACCATTCTCCCAGAATATTTTATCTGAACCAGCACCAGTAGCACCAGCTGCAGCATCTCCCCATGCGAGATCAGTACCATCAGATACTATTGTTTGTCCAGTTGTACCTATTGCTAAAGCTGCAGGATCTCCAGAGGCATTACCATAAATGATCTTACCTCTAGCAATACCTGCCATCTTAGCTAGGGTTACTTGATTGTCTGCTATATGAGCTGTATCGATAGATCCATCATTATAATGTTCTGAATCGATACCATCATCAGCAATTTTTGTTTCTTCAATAACATCAGCTGGTAAGCCAAGGGCTAATACTTGTGTTAATGCCATTAATTTGGTACCTCCTTAATACCTATTGCTTTCTTTTCATCCAGTATTGTTAGTCTTAACCAAGTTGCTGGATATTTGATACCTCTTGATGTAAAAGGTAGATCAAGTTTTAGGGTTATCCCATCTAATATAAATTTTGATGTCATCGTGCATTAGCGTATTTGAAAGGTCGTTCGGCAAAAGCCATGTATATCATAGTATCGCCAGAACCATTTGTATCTTCATAAGTATTTCTCATTTTTACACCATTACTAAGGAAGTCACATACTCCATAACTACCATCAGCATCACTATCATCTGGTCCTAATTGCTTTTCAGTACCATCATTAATAGGATCTCTAGCAGCATCTATAATACCCCATCCTCCTGTGTCATTAGTTATTTTCCACATAAAGAAAGTAGGTTTAAAACCTAGGTAAATAAAAGTACCATCAGCATTTCCGTTACCTGTATAAGTTCCGAATTTACTATATCCTTCTACTTCACTCCAACAATAAGCAATATGACCTTCAGTGTTGTTGTTTGAAGAAGCACTTGTCCCAACTGAGAATACTGAGGATGTTGGTGCTGTATCATTCCACGCACTATTGTCATCTCCTGTTGCAGCATTATCATCTAACTGTAGATAATCTGTTTCAGGATCAGCAGTGTTTGCTGAATGATACATAAGCCAAATCCTAGCACTTGTACCTCTATTTTTTACTAGTACTACATCAGCTGCAACACCCAATCCATGGGAAACTGTTGTATTGGAACCTGTACCTGTATAACTAACTATATCAAAACCTGCTGTTGCTGATTCTTTCCAGTTCCAAGCTACATAAGGTTCATTTGGTGCATTTTGCCCATAATCAGTTCCAAGAGAAAATCCATTAGAATCGATAGAACTTAAATACGTTGCACTGGACGCCTCGATAGCATTTGTATCACTTTGTAATCTTGCATTAGCACCTCTAATAGAATCTACAAGACAATGACCATAACCAGTTGTTCTTGATTTTATCCATATCAAATTAGGTTGAAAACCTACACCTGTTATAGATTGCGCTGCATTTGGATCTGCACCTGTATAAGTAATAGTATTGAAATAATCACCACCGTTTTTAATTGTTGGTTCGGGGAGGTTTGCTGTACATAATGTCTGATATCCAGTAGGAATAGTATAAGCAAAACCACTAGCTCCAAAGTTATAAGTGAAATTACCAGATGGCCAAGTTGTAGTGACTGCATATCCAAAAGCGAGTGGTTTATTTCTTAAAGCAGTTG